TACTCATCCATGACCAAGTAGGCAAGGCTCACACCCCGCATAGTCTCTGGCCTGTCAGCACCTTTCAGGGAAATAATGACATCATTAAGCAGGGTAATCTGCATATTGTTGACATGGGAGTGTTTAATAACATCCTTACCCAGATCGAGGAGGAGATTCCACATAATATCTCTAGCCTGACCCTGAGTGGGGGCTACATAGAAGACATGGCCTTTTTCAGCCTGTAATCCGTTGACTAGGAGTAGATAAGCCGCAAGCCTTGATTTGCCTGTCCTTCTGCCCGCAGCCACAACTTTGAAACGAGTTTGGTCATTCCAGACTTCTTTTTGCCAATCAAGTAGATTAATGTCTAAATTCATTTATTTGTGCTTATGTGTACTTACGTGTTCTTACGTGTTCTTACGTGTTCTTACGTGTAATGTCGTAGGTGTGTTTCGTTTTTACAATTTTAACGGATTTCTTTTTGGCAACCGCTTTGCCACTATCCACATAGCGTTTTATGGCCTGTTCAAGCCTGTCCCGTTCTAGGCTTTCGCCCTTCTCGCCTTTACCTTTTTCCATAAATCCGCATCAGCTTTACGCGCACCACCAGAACCGGAAGCAAAAGATCTCGCCCTAGCAACCCCCCATGAGGTAGGAGTCTGTCCAGGGCGTGACCCCGAGGAGAAGTAAGCACCCTGACCACGCTTCATAACCTGACGCAATATGCCAAGGGGGACATTGTGTTTCTTGGAAAGGTTTTTCAAAGCAGTCTCAGAGCTACTTCCTTTTTTTGCGGCTTTTTTTCTTGCCACTGGCTACCCTCTTCTTAACAATCCGATCCATTTCAGCTTTCGTTAAAGTTCCCGCCTTGTACTTCTTAGCGGTAGATTTAATCTCATCTTCAGTTTTCTTCTTGTTTTTAGAGCCACGAACATACTTAACAGGCGTACCCCGCTTGGTCTTTGGCACTTTAGCAAACTTACGCATTACTTCTTTTTCTTCTTCTTCGCTTTTTTCTTTTTCGGCCTACCACGTTTACTGCCGTATGATCCTGTTCCGTATGGCATAACTACCCCCAATAAGTTCTGGCTTTTTCTTTAGCCGTTTTAGATAACTCACCGTAATGATAAAGCCTCACGCTAGACTTGGTATGTTTAGCCCCCGAATGAAGTTCACCATTAGGCATCTTGTGTGTTCCTGCCGTATGAATCGTACCATCCTTCTTGTAATGTTTAACGCCCTTCATGCCGGATAATCCCCAGTCCTAATCATATTAGCCACCTCAACAGCCCTTTGACCCACCTGCGTAGCCCATAAACTGTCCAAGAACTCATCCGCACTCTCTTCAAAGTTCCCGTTTTGTAAGTGACCCAAGGCCAATTTAAACTTCATCAGACGAGGAAGACCGAGATTAAAACACAGGTTACATAAGGCATCTTGGCGTACAGGGTCTAAATTCCTATAGAAATCAAAGGCTTCTGACAGTTCATCCTGAACCCTGACCACATCATTGCGTAACATATGATAGGCTTCATCCTGAGATATACCCATACCACCTTCATCAATGTTTCTGCCAATACCAATATGCAGGACACCACCAGTATCCCGATACGCATGGGATTTAAAACCTTCGTGTTTAATCAGTAGGTCTAACAGCCGTTGGCTCATCTAACACCTCACCTTCTATCACCTTTTCAGTTTTAATATCGTTAATACCCGAAACATTAATTTGTATCTGCGGCCTCTCAGAAGCCGTATGACCCTCTTCACGCCATCTTCCCTGAGTCCTTAGGTAAAACATGGCTGCGCGGGTATCGCCCTCCCTAGCCTTGTTGACGAGGCAGGAGGCTACTTCTGCTACCTTATCACTCTTATGCTTGTGATACAGTCCAGAAACCTCTTCATCTCGGTTCAATATCTCCATAAACGTACTACGGGGAATCTGTAAAGAATCAGCCATCATATCCACTGTCAGATAAGGAGCCATCCAAACCAGCTTCTCTTTCTGTTCCTTATTCAAGACAACCATAGGGCGGCCACCACCTTCACCCTGCCTACCATTCTTTACTTTAACTGGTTGTTTAACGGGTTGTTCTACCGATTGAGTCATACATAACCTCATAAATTAGGATTGTATCTACTGCAAAAGCGGGGACACCTAGGCAGTTCCATACCTATCGCATCACTATTTTACCTATTTTTGCACCAGAGTTGGAAGCACACTCCAGACAATAGATACAACAATGCGTATTGTATTGGAGTTTTATTCTTTTGCAAGATTGGGGGGCTACTATACAAAACAAACGCGCGCGCACACGCCCCCGCCCCTGTAAGTCGCACCCCCTTTCAATCGAACGAACGCTCGCTCTATTCAATCTATCTGAGCGCATTGGATAACCTAAGTGTATATGTCAAGAAAGCACCCAATAGACCCCACTAATGAAACCTATCAATCAAGCTACCCAAATAAATATAAATTAATTTACTAGTATGTATTGACAACTAATAATTCTATTTGATAGCTTAGGAGATATGGTTAGTTCATATACGGATTGAACGCAGTTAACCTAGCTAAGACGGATCAAGTGACAAGGTTGTTACGCAGTATATGAGCTTAGTGTCTCCGAACTCAGGGGAATTGAAATACCAAGAGAAACAAGTATTACCAGCATAGGGCCTATGGACTTAGAGTTTAGCTGGTAACGGGTACGAAGCTACTGAGGGTGAGGAAGTGAGATTGTCGAGAGACTGACTGCGTTCATACGCGTTGTAGTTATCGCTTGCCCATTATGAACGGCCATAGGACGGGGGCAAGTGTTGAGAAATTGTAAAATTGGTAGCTTCCTCAATGAGCGCAATTCATTTAATACCCTTGGAATAGGGCGGCGGAGGAAGGTATTCACGCCGCTTTATTCGAGTTATATCAACAGAGTCTATTTTGCGGAGGAAGGTATTCACGTTGAGTGGACTCGATTGATACAACTTGAGGAGGTAAAAAAATGATATACGCAAGTTTTTCAGAGATGAAACATATCGGAATGACTCACTACAACGATAAGGGTTTTTGTTCAGTTGTTGCCGTTGCTGCCATTGCCAGCGTCAAGTTTACTAAAGCTTACCAAGCTTTGAAGAAACATGGACGCAAGCATAGGAAAGGGGCAACGATTCCAAAGATAACCAATGCTTTGAACTCTCTCGGTTTGATATGTCGGCCAGTAGCATTTAGGCACAAATGCCAAACCCAAGTATTGAGAGACTTACCGAAACACGGCCGTTTTTTGATCTACCAGAAAGACCACGTTGTAGCAGTAATCAACGGGAAGGTAATTGATGAGAATCCAAAATCTAAAAAGCACGTTCGTTCTGTTGTTTCAATCAACAAAAAACAAATCTAGTCGAAACGCCTTAGGGCGTCATGCTGGGATTAGTCACCCGCATCTGATGATGACAGACTGCAAAAGGGGTTAATAAAATGATAGAGCAATTCAAAAAAGATGAAATCCGTTCACACTTGGAAGACTACTTGGCCGAGTGTGACTCCGACAAAATCGCGGAATACAAAGACGATTTAACAGAGTTACATAACGACGCCTTTAACATGGACTATTACATCATAGGGACTTGGCAAGCTACAGAGTGGCTCGGTGATAGAGCTTTTCAAGTAATCGAGTTTATCAAAGACTACGAGCAGGATAACTTTGGGGAAGTCTTCACCGACCTAAGCGACCCTGAAAGAGTAGTTAATATGTTTACCTACATCATAGGTGAGCAGATTGTGTACAACGAGTCGGATTCCTTTCTCTCATAGCCGAAACGCCCGTTAGGGCGTCATTGTAGGGTGTTTCCTACAATCTGATGATGGCAGACAAACCAAAAAGGGGTAACCAAAAATGAATGAATTAATATGCGATCCAAAATTGATAGAGCTAAAAGCTAATCAGGACAGAGACACAATAGAATCTTTAGTTGATTACTACGGTCTAGAGAATGTCTTACAGCTATTAGGCGAGGTATGTAGTGCAAAATCCGACCATATTTTAGACAACTGGCAGGATGAAAAACTAGCTTATTTTTTGGATATAGCTACTTCAAACATCCTACAAGCAGCATTTAATGTCAAAAACTACAATGAGCTATTACCGCCAAAGTCTTAACCAATTTGTTAAAGAACAACGGGGCAAAAAGTCCCGTTTAATGAGGGTCAATATAGCATGAAATACGTTACAAAACAAAGATTTATCGAAACATTATGGGCCGTTGGCGGCATGATTTTATGGACGGCCTTCTGTATATCTGTAATAGAGAGCATGGCTAATTCACTGTACTGATGAGTGCTGGTTGGTAACCAGTCGAAACGCCCAGGAGGGCGTCTACAGAAACCAAATGGAGGGTAAACAATGAAAAAAGATGAATTTATGGAGTATTTTCGCAAGCTCCCAACCAACTTGCCTTTAAATCCGCGACCAGTGCCGTACAAGCATAGAGGCAGCACTTTTGCCGAAGATGGCATACGAATTACTGGTAGTAAGGATTTTATAGAGGAGGTTCTATCGCACTTACATGACTTCAGAAACTACGAGAATGGCAGTACAAGGCTATCCGTAGCTTTTCAGGAGTCAAAAGACAGAGAAACTGGCCGAAACACTGGCAGTTACAACTGCTATCTACAGGTGCATGAGAGAGGGAGGGCTAGAATATGAGCAATCAAATGACTTTGGTGGTGAAGAAGCGTAACTCCTATGGTCGTGAGCTAGTCTATCCAGTCTGCGAACACGCCAAGAAATTCTGTGAGTTGCTCGGAACCAAAACATTCACTAAAGAGCAAATCCAGCAGATTAGGGGCTTGAATATTGATTTTACTATTGATCCAAATGAGCTAACCATCTAATCAAAATTAGTACATAAATTTAAAAGGAGAAATAAATGAGAGTTTATAACTACGATAACGAGCCATTTGATTTTTGTCGCAAGTGTTCGCCACATTGGGCCTCGATTCTGGAGGTTCAAGACGAAGACCTTTATGACGTAGATTGCCAACACGTTGACTATGAGGAGGCAGGATACGAGTGCGACAAATGCGGCAAGAAATTAACTGAAAAAGATTAAGCAGTTGTACTGATGAGGCTTTGATAGCCGAAACGCCCTATTTATGGGCGTCTACAACAATTATGGGAGGTTTTAAATGAATATCAAAATAACGTGGTCGAGTATCTTGCCAGCTATGTTGGCAGCCGCAGCGAATAATCCTTCAAATCAAGCAGTTATGGAGGAGTTCAGGCGCATGGCTAAACTGGCTGACAAATATGTAGATGAACACGAAAAAGATAATTGGGAAAACCCCCCAAACTAGGGGGGCTTGCCGCAGACAACCATAGGAGGTATAGTTGACGAATCGGTGGGTGAAGCAACACCCTGAAGCAGCCGAAGAGAAAAAGTAAAAAGCAACCACAGCCGATTCTGGCTCAGATTTTACCACTCTCTTTCAGGCCGTTTCAACACCGATAGGTGTTAATTGCGCTTGACCTCAACTCAAAGCCCAGTCTTAGGACGTTAAATTAAAAAATCCTAGCTCTGTCCGACCCCTGACAACTAGGCCCATGAAGCCAGTGTATCTGGATGTGATTCACCCTTGGAGGGTGGCCGTAAGGCGGGAGAAAACTGAGTATCCGATAAACAAATTTGGTGTTTATCGCTGCTAAATGCAGACATGAGACTAAGGATATGCTCATGGGAGAAAAGGGGGAAACTTTAACTTAAATAATCGTGGGAGGATGATGATGCACAGTAACCAGATGCCAAAAACAGTGACTAAATGGTTAGAGAAAAACAAAGAAAAAATTTGGGCTATCGACATTGAAGACACAGACCCCAATGAGCATGGAGATTACTCAATATGGGTTTATCTAAAAGGGTACAAACGTGATGAATGTCATACCATACACAGAAGTACAGCAAAGGCGTTTTTAGAAGATGCAAAGTATATCGAGAAATGTACAGACGATTGTGAAAATTGTACTAAAGATACAAAGTTTCAAGAAAGCTCAGAATATTATTTTAATGAAAATGGCAAACTAACTAAACGATAAAGCTAACGCACAAGGATGTGCTTGATTAAGGAAAATAAATGAAACGAAAAAAATACACTGAACATTTTGAACAGTTCTGGAAAGGGCTAGACCGCAGTTTCCCGCTTGGGAATAAGGTGCAAGCCTATGATGAATTTATAAAACTTGAATGTAATCAAGAGGATGTAAACTTCTTAATCAATTCCTATAACGCACAAGTAGCCGCCAAGAACCGCACAATGAAGCAAGGGATATGGGAGGCTAACCCCAAACATATCAATCGGTGGCTAAAACTGGAGGAGTTCGACAATGAAATCTGTGAACGATTTGATACCGCAATATCCAAGGACGATAAGAGAGCCGCAGAATACCAAAAATTTCTGCAAAACAACGTGGGCGAAGATATGGGCGGCACTGGAAGCAGCGAGACTGGTGACCGAACCGATAACGTCCTCAACTTCCCGTTATTGGATGTCGCAGATGACGGACATTAAACCAAACATAGCCCTCAGAGCCGCTGTAGAGCTTTCTAAGACACACACTAGCTATCTGACACTAGCGCATCTTAGAGAGGCTTGTGCGGCCTTACAGGAGGTACAGGGAGCAGCATACAGGGAGTTTGAAGCCCTGCCCTGCAAACCAGTATCAAAAGAAGTGGCTAAAGAAAAAATAAAGCAGTTGAGAGAAGAATTAAATTTGTAGTTCTGTCGGTGGACAAGCGGCGAGTGTCCAAGGTTTTACCTGCAAAGCAGGGTTTCCCTAAATAACCCCCGCAGTCATTTACTGCACCTCCTTTTGGTATTTATCTCGGCAGGGAAATGACCGGATTGCCCACGTTACGGGCTTCACAATAGTTGCAATCTTATACCATGATGGTATGATCTAACAATCAATCATAGGAGAATAGATATGTTTGTAGGTAAAGCAGATGGCGAAATGCCATGCGTCAAGAGTCTGGAGGCTGAATACTATCAGTCATTGGATTTTCAAGACGATTCAGAGAGAGATAGGGCAGAAGATAGGTACAACGTAATCTCTAGGGAGAACGCTATCAAAACCCTAGCGTCAAATTTTGATTTGTTCTGGGAGGGTCTTGGCCCTGACGGGACAAAAAACGACAACGATATTGCGGAGAGCCTGACTAAGCTAATTCAGAAAGCCGAAGACAGTGGCGGATGGGATAAGCAGTTGGTCTATGCTGCCATTGGTAGGATTTTATCTGAGCAAGCGATAGCTTACGCGACAGTGTGCAACCATGACAAAGATTGGGAGGAGGCTTGCAATGAATATCGATAAGATACTCAGTATGTTCGACCTTGTGGATGAGTTTCAGCTAATAGATTTTAGCCCTGCCTCTACAGCTACCCTCAACCTCACTAAGACCATGTTGGATAAGTGCATCATTGATGCCAACGCATCTATTAGACAACTGGCTAGGCTGTTTGACGTTGACTATGACGAGTTAATGCCTTCCGAGAAAGTCAAAGTCCCATCCCTGCTTTGTAATGGTACTGAAGCAACAGTGACATTTTACAAGACTGCTAGGGGTGATAGGCGAATCAGCATCCAGAACATTAAGGAGATAGCTGGAGCTGGAGATACGTTGGATTTGACTTGGGGTAAGTCTGAGGCAGGGGAGCTTATTCTAATCGTTAAGCAGAAGTGAGGTGGCTATGACTGACTCACTTAAAAGAAAATGGTGGGAATACCACAAGCAAAACCCCCATGTTTACTCGCTTGTAGAGCGTTTCACGTTTGATGTGATTAGGCGTGGGTTCAAAAACTACTCTATAAACTCAGTGTTTGAGCGCATCCGTTGGCATACAGACATTGAGACTGAGGGGGAAGAGTTCAAGTTATCCAACAACCACCGCGCTTACTATGCGCGATACTTTATGCACAACCACCCTCAGTATGAGGGTTTCTTTAGAACGAAAGAGACTACAGATGAAAAAATAGGAGGTCTGTAATGATTGAGGAAATTCACAAGAAGCTAAGAGAAAATGGTCTTGGAAGAAGCAACCCTGAGCAGGTATTAGCTCAGGTTAATGAAATACATGACTATCTACGGGACATTAGTGATGGTTGTTTTAGGGGTCTAAGGACTGACCAGCTAGATATGCTGCAAGACTTAAATCACAACATGGTTTTTCTTATGGGTTTTAGTAAACCAAAAGGCGGTAATTACTACGCTGATTATGTAATGCACACCCATCCCGACCATCCTGACGCCAAAAAATTGACAACTGGCAAAAAGTTGACACCAAAGAGGAGGAAATAACATGGCTTCAATAGACGGAACTTTAAGTTTTAACGACTACAGCACTGACCAGAACGAGAGTCAGATGATTGTTGACCTTTTATTACAGCCGCACTTATGTCAAGAGCCAGAGTACGCAGGTCTTCTGGACATCATTAAAGAGCGCACAGAAGGGCTTAGAGTGTTTGCTGTAACAATCCATATCAAAGCTGACCTAGCAAAGAAAACGCCAGAGGAGGACGTATGAGCAACTTTAGACAGTGCGTATATTGTTCAAGGTACTTTGATAAAGCAAAGGACTCAGAGGCTACAAATAAACTGTGCGGCCTTTGCGTTAAGAAGGGCTTATCAAACTTTGTATCTAAAATAATGAAGGAGAGAGCCAGTGAGCAACCATGAAACAGAAGCGTACCTAGAGAAGAAGTTTGAAGAAGGCTTAGATAAAGGCATGAGCGACCTAGACGCAGCAGAGTACGCCCGTTCTAGCCTTTTGCAGAGCGATATTTTTAACAAAGAAGTAATGAAGGTTTATGAAGCCAAGCATGGAGAGAAGTGATGGCATTTAGCGCAGAACAAATAAAAGATGTACCGCCAATTCTTATTGAGTCATTAAATGACATCAAAGAAAACTTGAACAACGCTTTGTGGCTACACAAGCAAAGCGGGAAACTTATCATCAAGCACTATGCGCTTGAAAGAATAGCAACTGACAAGGGTATTAAATTTGACCCGCCAGTAGTCATAGAAAGTGACATAGCCAATAAAAGCGTGGCTCTCAGCGTGACTGCTCACCTTGGAGACAAGAGTGAGTGGTCTATCGGGGAGGCTTCTTCCTATAACTGCCAGATGAATTACCCCTACGCTATGGCTGAGAAACGTGCCAAAGACAGGGTAATCCTCAAGCTGCTTGATATACATGGAGAGGTTTACTCACAGGAAGAGGCTGATGATTTTGATGATAACAGGAGTGAGTTGGCAAAAATGCAAGAAAGGTTGGATTTTGTCCTGTTAAAACTTTCTACTCAATCTAAAGCAATTAGGGACAATATAGACGAGATAGCTACAATAATCGCAGGGATAGGCGATTCTCCTGACTACTCTCTGGGTGATGCGGCTAGAGCTTGGATAGAGTTAGGGGAGGAAAACCAAAAGGCAATATGGATAGCCCCAAGCAAGGGAGGAATACTCACAACCAAGGAAAGAGAAACCATACAAACCACTGAATTTAGGGAGGCTGCTAATGGCTGATTATAGAAGTAAAGGCATTTTGTTTAGGAATGAAAACAAAGAAACAGAGAAGCATCCAGACTACACTGGGAAATACACAGATGAAAATGGCAAAGACTTTAGGGTTAGTGCTTGGATTAACACTGGCGCAAATGGGAAGTATCTTTCTTTCCAGACCAGCGAAGATAAGCCCAAGGAAGAGAAAAAGCCCAAGACAGAAGCCAAGTTTGCAGACTTTGATGATGACGATATTCCATTTTAGGGGGGCAAGATGCACTACGGACACATATTAAAAGGATTGCAGGATAAGTCGGGTAAGACCAAATACCGCATAGCCAAAGAAATTAACATGGATTTATCTAACTATCTTAGGTTGTTAGAGAATGAGGATATGCAAATCTCTACTTTTCACAAAGTATGCAGGGGTCTGGATGTAACAATACCATTACTGGAGAATTTGGATGAGTCAGTTTTGGATTTGTAACTCTTCACATACGAGAGAGAAGTTCCTTCAGCAAGCAAAGAAAGTAATGGAAGATAATCCTTTTGTTGTTTGGGATGTTACTTTTGGTAAACGTAGAACGAGCAAACAGAACAACGCCCTGCACGTTTTCTGTAGGCTTGTCGCTGTTGAGTTAAATAACAAAGGATATAGCGTTGAGTCTTTCTTTAAAGAGGGAGTTGAGATACCTTTCTCTGCCGAAATAGTCAAGGAACATATCTGGAAACCTATTCAAAAAGGGGTGACTGACAAAGAATCTAGTGCTGACCTAACCACTATAGAGATTCAGGAAACCTATGAGAATGTAAACAGAGCCTTATCAAATAAGGGCGTACACATACCTTGGCCTCAAAGAGATTAACATGAGACTTACTGTGGAATTTAACGAAGAAGAAGCAGAAGAGCTAAAGGATATGCTCAAAAAAATAGCTTCATTACAGGAGATATTGGAAGAACTAACTGACCGAGTGTTAGAGGTTGCTGACGAGTTGAATAAATCAAAGGAGAATAATGGTGAGAGTGATTGATGAGCTGATAATTAAAGTTGATGAGCTTAGAAGCGAGTTGGATGATTTAAAAAGCAGTACACGCTATGAGTTTGATTGTGATGAGAGAAAAATCTGTACGCTATTGAGTGATGTTAGCGAACTGCAAAGTCAGGTAGGTGATATTGAAGGTCAAATAGAAGAAATTGAGGACAAAAATAATGCATGAAGAGACAGAGACATATAAGTTTGATGATTTGCTAGATGTTGAATCTATAAGTCCGACACAACCGGAAGACTATCCAAACCCATCCGATTCCGATAAAGCAAGAATCCGAATGAGACATATACTTCCCTACGGAGTGCTTATTGAAGACGGAATTGAATCTTTGTTCAATCGGAATCACGTAAAAATACAATCAAGAAAGGCTATCTCAGAAAAATCAGGTGTATTTTTTGATGATGGCTGCTCCCCGTGGAAATATTTGGGTCAAAGCACAGACTCTCGACTACGTTGTGAGGCTGTCTTATTGGCTTGGGTTTTAGAAAAACCACTAGACCACTATCTTTATAAGGAGAACGATAGTGCATGAATACCACTGTGTGATAACCAGAATAATTGATGGAGATACTATAGATGTTGACATTGATTTGGGTTTCGATTGTTGGCTTCACCGTCAGCGTATTCGTTTGCATGGTATTGACACTCCCGAAAGCCGCACTAGAGATTTGGAGGAGAAGAAATACGGATTGGCAGCAAAGGCATTTGTCGAAAAGTTTATACCCCTTGGGTCTGCAGCCCTACTCAACACTAAGGAAAAAGGAAAGTATGGAAGATACCTGGGAGATTTTAAGGTGAAGAATCAATGGCTATGCACTGAGTTGTTGAAGCATAGACACGCTGTAAAGTACGAAGGGCAAAGCAAGAAGGCAATTAAACAAGCACATTTAGATAATCGTAAATTGTTAAAATTATAATAAGGTTTTTTATGAGAAAAATTGGTGAACAAAAGTTAGCAGGGTTTATACGAAGTAGTGGGGAGCAGAGATATATTATGTCAAGGTGGAAAAGCATGGCTAGAAAAAGGATAGCTGTTAAGTGTGTTGACTGTGGTTCTGATGAGTTAGTTAAGGAGGGTGTTTTTTATAAATTTTACAAGGAAAAACCATTTCGTTGCTTTGGTTGTGGAACGAAAAAAAGAGAGCAAGACAAAATAGAAATGAATCAAGCATTAATTAATCTTGCTAATAATAAAAAGGGTAGGCGTTAATGGCAGTTAAAATAAACCCCGCAGACAAATGGTTCATCAATGGACAATGATTTGGTAGATGGTTGGGGCGAAAAGATTTACCCCAACGATTTTAAGGAATATGAAGAAATATTAAGCGGATACAGAAAAGGGCGAGAGGTCGATATGCCAAGATTAAAAATTACTCCTGCTGATATGTGGTTCTCCAAGTGCATAAGAGAAGCAGCCGAATGGAAGTGTGAGTGTTGTGGTAAGCAATACGAAGAAGGCACTTCAGGACTCCACTGTTCACACTATTTTGGTAGACGGGCCAATGCCGTTAGATACTGCCCTGATAACGCCTCAAGCCATTGTTGGGGTTGTCACCAGAAGCTAGGTAGTAACCCTGATGACCATAGACAATGGATGGTAAACAAGGTAGGGGAAGGCATGATAGATATATTACGCCAGAAGCGTGAGGATATTGCGTTAGCCAAGTCTATTAAGAAGAACCTGAAAGATGTAGCCAAGCATTACAAGGCCGAATACGAACGCCTTAAAAGCCTTAGAATGGCAGGGGAGAAAGGGCCGTTAGATATTATTGAGTATTAATCTTCTTGTCTTTCTAAAAATTCTTCAGCACCACCACCAAACAAGTTGTAAAGCCATCTTCCCATAGGAATACTTCTAGCAGCCCTTGGTTCTAGCTCCTCACCATTTATAAGATTGCCTATGCTTGATGCTAAATCTTTGCTGAGATTACTAAAAACATTCAGTGGTGGAGATAAAGAGTCCACAATAACGCCAGCCACATCCCCTTGTTGTAAATTTTTATCTACACTGTATCGGGAAGTTAAAGCCGTACTTAGCATATAATTAACAAAATTATCTGGAACTCTATCTACTTGAAACTCTCGGCCTTGCATCCAGTTTTTTGCTTCCTGCACAGTGGCATTACCAAGGCCAACAATAGCTGCGTAAGACAGTGCGTTTTTGCCAGCAGTATAATAATTTCCGTCTTGAGCTTGCTTGTATATAGTGTTGTGAAGAAGCTCAAGTTGTTTAATACCAAATGATTTCAACGCATAAAATATTCTGCCGTTTGGAGCTTGCAAATATTTCAAAGGCATATCAGTCAAAGTTAAAGGCTGCGAGCCAGTAAGCTCTGTAAATAATAATAATTTTGTGTTTTGTGTAACTTTACCTTCAGCTAAATCATTGACTAAACTATCAAATTCTTTCCCATACGACTTGCCCCACTGACTACGCAGTTTTTCTATTCCTTTTTCTGTCTTTGCAAGACCTGTATTTTTGTTCCATGCAGACTGTAACGCAGAGTTTTTGCCTAACCTATCCACAGCCCTGAACCCAGATAGTTTAAATACTGTATCAAGAGCTTTAGATAAACTTGATACATCTGAAAATTCTTGTGATATGTGATTTTCTAAACCATAATCTTTCAGATTGAGGACATTTTTACCTGATATTGACTCTATAACCCCTTTAAAAGCGTTTCTTCCACCATGTCTATAAGCATTAACAAACAAATCGCCAAGTTGAGTAGTTGCTGAAATAGGATTACCCAAAAGAATCATGTTTGATATTGCTTTCATATTTTTAATAAAAGCACTTGGGGATTGTTCCCCTGCACCAAATCTTGCCTCCATCAAAGTTCTTAACTCGGTTTCTCCTCTTTCTGTTAAAACCCCATCTTCCCTTAACTTTTGAGCATAAGCACCAATACTTGACGTAACATTAAAAGGCTCATTCTTTTTAACTACTCCACCCTTATTAAAAAACTTATACTTTTCAACGTGATTTACCGCAGAGTTGATATAACTTCCCAAAGAGTCTGAAGCACTTGGGCTGTAAAACCTCATCAATTCATCATCAACAACATCAATTTTTCTTTGTTTAAATGCTCCAGGTTTTCCTTTTATGTACTTTGTGCTGCCAGATAAGAAATGATCCATGACATTATTTTTTTCAGCTTCAGTTAAATCTGCTATTTCTTTTTTTAATATCTGTGCTTTTCTTCCTTCCATTGATTTTAACAAAGCATTTTCAGCAGTTAATCCGTAGTAATTTCTAATCCCGTTTCTATCTATAACTTTTCTATGGAAGTAATCTCCATCACTGTAAAAAGGCAAGTCATGTTCAACGGCATTATCAACGTAATTATAAATATCTCTATAAACCTTTTTTACATTATCTAATGTTTGTTTGACGGTTGTTGTGTACTTGTTTCCATTTCTATCCACAGTAATACTATTGACCCCATTATCAATGGCTAACTGTTCTGCACCTGGATAATCATCATTGTAAAGACGCTTAGTAAACTCCGGTCTTATAGACCTTGGTAGCTGAGTTTCTAACTGAAAAAAATCTAATACTTGATTTTTAAACTCTTGTTCCTTTTCTCTTAAATTATATTCTAATTTTTTTTGCTGAAACCCTATGCCTTCATCAAGGCTATTTAGCCTTTGCTGCATTGTTTGTACATAATCTCTATATAAACCAGATATAGTCCCTTTAAATGTACCTTGATTGCTTGTTTCAAACGCATCTTTTAGTTCCGTTAAAGCTCTAGTTACTTCTGGTTCTGGTATATCTATAGACTCAGTAGCTTGACCAATAGCTCTATTTACTTTTTTGTAATCCAAATCCATTCTTGTAGCTGCCGCTAACAACAAATTACCATCTGAAATGCCTTCGTTTTGCAGCTCCATGATTTTACTGTTTAATGAATCTACAATTTTATTAGCATTTTTTTGTTGAGCAGGTTTAACAACAGTATTCATGGATGTTTTTAAAGAATTGTAAGCAGGAGCTATTGATCTTACCGCTTTGTCTACAGCAGGAGCTAATACAGCACCACCCGCAGCCATTGTTGCGGTCATCAAAGGGTCTATTTTGCCTTCTTCAGCTAAACCTCTAGTTGCTTCAAATCCCCCACCAACTAAACCGCCTATTGCAGCCATAGCTCTTGGTGTTTTTCCTACTGGAGTTAGTGTTGTAACGTCAGATAAAGCACCTAAAAATGCGCCTAGCATCCCCATCTTTCCTGTGCTTTCAGTTTGTGCAAGCTCACTTAATATAGGGTATTGTTTTTTTTCTTCAGCAGCCCTTGTAGCTTGTATCCTTTCTCGTCTTTCATTAACTGACAAGTCCATGAAATCCTCGCCATACAATTCTGTTGGAGAGGCGTAAAACCCATACCCTGTCTCGCTTGCAAATATATTCCCAATAGGTATTAAGGACTCTAAAAGGATGCTGGCATTTTCTGTAAATGTTTCAGTAGTATCCCATTCATACTTAAACCTTTGCATGGATGAAAAATCATCCATAGTTTTTTGTTTGTTCTGAAATTGAATACCTACAGGGTCAACGCTTTTAGATAGTTGATAGGCTTCTGCAACCTTTTGAAACTCTGGAGTTCCTTGTTTATCTTTGTTGTTTACTATCCACTCAGCATAAACCTTTGCATCTGCCATGTTAGAATCTCTTATTTATCTGCTTGCAATAAGTTTTGATGGATTTGAATAATAATTGATAGTTTCTTTAAGGACATCAATCTGACTTTTTAAATCTGCTATTCTATCTTCGTTACCAAATTTTAATTTTTCCTGTCCTCTTTCTGCGCTTGTTAATAGTTTCTCTAATTTTTCTAATTCTTTTTTTCTTGTGTTTATCACATTATTTATTGCATTTTCTGTGGTTTTAGGAGAAGCGTTCATCCTTTCATTATAGGCAATTATTGATTCTACTTGTTCGTCTATTCCTTTTTGTTCTGGAGGAGGTGTCTCAGAGACTTCGGATAATTGATTACCTGGAACATCATAGAACCTAAAGTTTTCATCTGTTTCTTGCTGTATATTTTCGCCTTTTATTACTGCATCTGCCTCTTCAAAGACTGAATCCTCATTGTTATCACCAGTTTCACCTTTGTATTCTCCTAGATCAACAAAACCATTTTCAATTTTAACTCTGCCGTTTTTGCTCTGATATGTTTCCTTAATAATATTTATAGCTTGTTGACGATTAACTCCAGCTTTGTGTTGTGTGTTGTGAATTAAATCTGCCAACGGGCCTTCTCCAATTAACGCTGGGCCTCTCATAAATCTTTTTGTAGACATTTCTGATAATACTGGGTCTTTTTTAATATCTTCAATAATTGCTTCTTGCATAGTTGCACTAAGGTTTGGAATCGTAGCTTTTTGATCGGGATGATCAAGTTGCCATAAAATGTTTCCAGTATCAGGCTCTAATCCAGCAACGTATTCTTTGCCGTTTATCATTATATTTCTAATTTGTATTGGTGGGCCTTCTTTAGAACCAGCAGCAGCCCTTATTGTTGTTTCACTAACATTCGGCAAATCCAAAATTGCACTATAAGGACTATCAGAAGGCAAAGTTTCTTTTACTGCTTGTGCTGCTATCTGCAAATTTTGTCTGTCTAAAACTTCTTTTTCTCTATCAGCCGCAGAATTAATCATACCCTGAATCCAACTAGCTCCTGCTCTAGCTTCTCTCTGTCTGGCAAATTCTAAATTTTCTTCTGCTCTGGCAGAGGCGGCAATCTCTCTTTGCTCCCGCGCTCTAGCCCTAGCGTCAGCCGCATTTTGTCTTGCTATTTGTCTATCTAATTCTTTTTGTTCTTTTTCTTGCTCCGTAGCTGCTTGCATTAATCCTATAGATTGCAAAGGAGCTATATCCTGTAGCTGCATTGATAAATTTTTAATACCTTGAGGATTACTTAAATCAGCCCCTAATAACTCATCAGATACCTTCTCGCTTGTATCACGCATATCAAGACCTAGCATACCGCCTACGCTTCTTCCTAGACCTTCTGAGCCTTGCTGTAGGTTAATAGATGCAGCTTGGGCTAAAGGGTT